GTCAAGTTAGTACATTAGTGTGGCCATTAGGTACCACTGCTCAAACTCGTTAACACATAATTCAAACTTTGCGGTTAGTTCTGTGTACTTATGTGTTACTTTTGATAAACGTCTACATTCCACCATTTCACGGTCCATGGCAATGTAAGCATCATTACAGTTTGAGTAAATCTTGTACAAGGTGCTACGGGCTTTGATATCCTTGGTATCCTGCACCATTTTCAAGCACTTTTGTAGGCGCTCGTAGTGTTTCATGTGTGTTGGTGTCATGTGCTTATTGTAGCACCTTTTGGTTAACGTGTCAAATCAGCATAAATACACGAACAAAGGATTTAAAGTGGCTAGACTAAGTTTATGGCAAGACGGTAGACATACCAATGACTACAAGTTCTTTGACCGCAGAATCAGCGAGATGTTTACCATTGGCGGCACTGGTATTCTGTGTCACAAATACTTGGGCCCAATTACTCAGGGCCTACAGATCGCAGTCACTGCCCCAATCACTACCATCACCAACGTACTTGCGGTCAGTGATACTGGCAACATTAATTTGGGCGATACTATTACCTGTACTAATGTGCCCACTAACACCACTGTGATTGCCAAAGATGCCAGTACTATTACACTAAGTGCAAACGTCACAGCAAACATTGCCAATGGTACCAGTATAGGCATTAGTTCTAGTGCTGCACAGCCAAGCTACACAAATCAAAGTGAAAAAAATATACAAGATTTGCTATGGTTAGAAAACCGTGATCGAAAGTATGATACCAGTGTCTACAAAATGCGTGGCATTTATCAACGGCAAGATCAGGACTTTGATCTGTCACAGTTTGGTCTATTCTTGGCCACTGGTACAATTTTTATGACCTTTCACTTGCGTGATATGGTGGACTTGATTGGGCGCAAACTCATGAACGGTGATGTACTTGAACTGGAACACTTGACAGATTACGATGCGCTGAACCAAGATGTACCTGCTGCACTAAAACGCTATTATGTGGTAGGCGATGCCAGCTTTGCAAGTGAAGGCTTTACTCCTACTTGGTGGCCGCATTTGTGGCGTGTCAAACTAAATCCTTTAGTAGACAGCCAAGAATACAAAGACATACTAAACAATATCACAGTAGGTAGCAACAATACACCCGTTGGTCAATTATTGAGTACACTGAACATTAACCTTGACGTTAACGATGCCACCATCAAAGAAGCAGAGGCCAATGTTCCCCTGAGTGGATACGATACCAGCGGCATTTATATTGAGCCCGAGACTATTCCTGAACAACCAGACAGAACTGCCGATGAAACCCTCACCGCAGATGATGTCAAAGACACTGCCGACGAAGGTTTGTTAACTCCCACTGCTGTACCTTATGCTTACTTGGGTGGTGGCGGTACTGCTCCCAATGGCATTGCAATGGGCATGGGCATACAGTTCCCGCAAAATCCACTAAGCGGCGACTACTTCTTGCGCACAGACTACTTGCCAAATCGTGTGTTCCGTTTTGACGGCAAACGTTGGATCGCAGTTAACGATGTACAGCGCACAGGGCTCACACCAGGTGCGACTAACCAAACACAGTTGGGCACTTTCGTCAACGCAAGTGGTACATTTGTCAACAACGATGGCAATACAGTAAATGTTAAACAGAGCCTTAGTAAGGCACTGAAACCGAAAGCAGATAATTAATGACAGCTCCTTCAAATTATTTTTACGATGGTCAAATTAGACGATACATCAGCCAGTTCATGCGCTCAGTATCTGACTTTTATGTAGCATTTGGTGCAGATCGTAACGGCAACGTTACGTATCAACGTGTGCCTGTTATCTACGGTGATCAAAGTAGACAAGCAGCAACAATACTGCGCAACAATAGTGAAAACACAGTCAATGCTGTACCAGCAATGGCTGTGTATGTCAATGGTTTGACCTACGATCAATCACGCTTACAAGATCCCAGTTTTACACAAACTATGAATATACGTCAGCGACATTTTGATCCTGTCACTGGTACATATGATAATCACGAAGGTCAATCCTATAGTGTCGAACGTATGATGCCTGCACCTTGGAAGTTGGCATTGAAGTTGGATATTTGGACCAGTAACACAGAACAAAAATTACAACTGCAAGAACAGCTTGCCATGTTGTTTAATCCTAGTTTGGAAATACAAAGTACAGACAACTATGTTGACTGGGCAAGCCTAACAGTGGCAACACTAGTTGATGCAAGTTGGGATAGTCGTACAGTACCTACAGGCGGGGATGAGCCCATCAGTGTAGCCACGTTGAGTTTTGAAATGCCAATTTGGATCAACACCAGTGCCAAGATCAAGAAAATGGGTGTTATTCAACAGGTCATTACCAACTTCTACGATCTTGACAACATGAACAGCATTGGTCAAACTATAGTCAGCGTTAACAACTACGGAGTTTTACTGCTAAACTCTGGAGCTAGTTACACACTAAAATTGCTCAAGCCACAGGACGTAGTTATGGCAAATAACTACGGTGTAGACAGTGTAGCAAGCCAACACAGTTGGACACAGTTACTAAGCGAATATGGCGAGTACAATGCTGCCAGTGAAATACGTTTGAGTACAGGAAACGGTGCTACTATTGTTGGAACTTTTGCTGTAAATCCCAGCGACGACAGCATACTGATCTACAGCCCGTTTGCAGATACACTGCCTGCAAATACACTAAATCCTGTTACTGCCATTGTAGATCCGCAAAGTGTTAATGTCAACACCTACTTGACCAATCCTGCCAGTGGCACACGTTACTTACTGATCAATGATGTTGGGAGTTTTGACAATGGTTCCAACGGTGCATTGGCGTGGCGCGGATCCAATGGCTCAAACTTAGTGGCACATGCCAACGATATTGTACAGTATAACGGATCATATTGGCAAGTTGTATTTGACAGTAGGACTATAGATAGTTTACAATATGTCACTAACCTGACTACAGGTATTCAATACAAATGGCAAGATCAACAATGGACAAAGAGTTACGACGGGGTCTACAACGCGGGCGAATGGCAAATCGTCCTTTAATTGGCGCTGGTGCCGTAATCTACTGCAAATCAACACATCGCTATCTATTTTTACTGCGCAATAATGGTACACATGCAGGAACTTGGGGTTTGGCAGGCGGAAAAATAGAAGACGGAGAGTCAGTAGTTGCTGGGCTGACTAGGGAAATGATAGAAGAATTAGGTGGCTTTGTTAAAGATGCCAAACTCATACCCATTGAAAAATTTACCAGCGAGAATAATAACTTCGAATATCACACCTATGTAATACGTGTGGACGAGGAGTTTGTGCCCATGTTAAACGGCGAGCACCGGGGTTATTGCTGGGTTCCGCTGGATGACTACCCCAGGCCCCTACACCCCGGAGTGTGGCGTAGTTTTAAATTTAGTAGCGTGATCAATAAGATACGCACTCTTGAGAATTTATAAATCTACTTCTAGAACAAACTGTCTAAAATTAATTTGACGTAGGTTAAGCTGATACTTCCAACTATCAGGCATGTAGTAATCTTGAGTAGGACTTACACGCACAAAGTCTACATCAGGATACAGCTTCATGACCTGCAACATTGTATTTTCAAAATAAACTTCAGTTGTTAAACTTTCTACATCAGGATATCCGCGTGTGCCTGCATATACATTGAACTGATGAGTGGTATGACCACTATGCAGATCAAAGCCCATTAAGTACACTGTGGTATGTCCATCAAAGCAGGCCAAATAGGCTGCTGTAGCACCCATATCCCAGTTAGGTGCCTGCGGCACGTTGTAGAACTTGCCAGGATAGCTCAACACCATGGCGTTGGTGCCGTAGATGATGTTGTTAAACCAAAGACCTTTTTCTACAATCTCTTGAGCCATTTCGTCATTGGCCACAACAAAGTCTGGCATATAGTCACGTACAATAGCATTACAACCATAAGTCTGTACTGCGCCTGCTGCCAACAATCCGCCTTTGTGATTGTCCAATAATTGGAACAAGTTGCCATTGGGGTATAGTTCAGTGCGGCTGGGACCATTGCCCAGCACCACTGCTCGATTACTAATTTGTCTGTTGGTAACTGCACTAGATACATGCTCAACTGTACGATGCCAATCTCCGCCCTCGTAAGTTAATTCGGTGATGATGTCCTCACCAGTGTAGTTGCT